GTCTTGGACCGGACGATCTCGCCCGTCTGTGCGTCGATCGACTCGACGATGCGCTCGGCCTCGTCCTGGTCGTAGATGCCGGCAAAGCCGAAGGCCAGGCGCGCGCACTGGATCATCGCCTTGTGGCGGAGCATCCGGCGCGGGTGCGACTTCCAGGGGCCAGTGTCGCGGCCGCACTCGGCCAGGTACTCCGTGACTTTCACCGGCCGGCTGCGGTCCTTGCGGTAGATGATGCAGGTGCAGGATTCGGCGTCCTGCTCAAACTCCATGCCGTCAAACTGTTGGTGCTCGTTGATGATGCGCGCCCAGCCGTCCACGCCGACCACGGGAACGATGCCGTTCTGGCGATCCGGAAACGCATAAATTTCCTTGGTCCAGGGGTTCAGTCCGTATTGCGCCGACACCAGCATCAGGGCCGCCATCTGCGCGTCGGAGACCTGGCCCCGGAAGGCGGTGGCTTTCAAGGTGTCCACTATTTCCGCCGGGTCGGCCGCGATGTCGAAGCGCTTGGCCAGCTTGCCTGCTTCTGCGAGGATGATGTTGCTCACTTGAGACTCCTTTATCCGTATCCGGTTATTGGTGGACGCGAGAAACCGCGTCGGCGAGGATTTCGTTGGGAACCCAGTCCAGGGTTTGAACGGGCGGGATGCCGTTCTTCTGTGGCGCCTGGAATCGCGTCGTGCTGGCCAGGTGGCACAAGTGCGCGCCGCTCGATGCGACGCCGATGCCCATCACCCGCCAGGTGTCGCCGGCGTGTTCGATGATCGGATCCTTGCCGGCCGCGATCGCGTCACGCACCCGCTTCTTGATGTCGATCTCGGGCGGCGGCGCGAAGGGCGCCAGGGCTTGCTGGAAAACGGGGTGAAGGTTGTTCATGCCTGACTCCTTTCGTTTGTGTTCCTGACGGCTCCATTATATCCGGATGCGGAACAGCGTCAACCGGATTCGGATAGCGTGCGGCAATTTTTTTGAGTGTTGCCGCCGGCCTACACGAACCGCCTGGACAGTGCCGTCGCCGCCAGCAGCGCCGTTATGATCCAGATCACGACGGACAGCACCCGGTCCAGCTTCGTCCACGGCTCATCCGCGCGGCACGTGCACCGGCGCCCCTGGTTGCAGTTCAATTTTTTCTCCTGTCGCGAAGCGACGTTTTGTTCGCGTAAGCGGTCATTGCTGTTGCCTTTCAAAATACGGATGCGGTTGCCAGAAGGCCGGCCCAGGGGTTGTTGCTGTAATCGCGCCGGCTCTTGCCGGTCACGATCCTGTTGACGAAATCGAAGTTGAGCCCCAGCTGGCGAGCGACCTCTCGCTGGGACATCTGCTCAGACAGTTCGCGCACCTTCTGCACGATCTCGTCCGAGTGAGGGGACTGGGCCCGCTTGATGGCCGCGATCTTGGCGTTGCGCGCCGGGTTCTGGTTGTACATCAGGTGATCGGCCCAGCGCTTCTGGAGCCTTGCCCTGGTCACAAGCTCAATGCAGTCAGGAGCCACGCATAGCCTGTTCATGCAGCGCGCTGTGGCCAGCAGCTTGCCAACTTGGCGCCCCTGGATGTGTTCTGCGATGTAGCGGCGTACTGGTATCGGCTGTCGCTCGTGCGAGAGCATCGGGGTTCCGTGGCCGAGCCCGCCCTGCCAGATCCAGCAGCCGCCGTCATCGATGCACTTATCGAAGATCGTTTCCAGCGTGTGCGGCACGTGGTCCGGGCGCCTGGCCGTGGTTTTTGCGACGCCAGGCATCACGACACCCAGCCAGGCACCAGCAGGATGCCGATGAACGTGACCACGCCGGCCACGATCGCAATGCCGTCCCAGTCGATCTCGGGCTTGTCGATCAGCGCCCGCTGGAGCCGCAGCGCGTCGCGGTCCATGTATGGCGCCTCCTTTGGCGGCTGGTATTTGCTGCCGATCTTGACTTTCCCGGTGTTGAAAACCTTTTCTCCGTTCATGCTGCTGCTCCTTCAAGTTGATCAATCAGTTCCGCCTCGATGCGCTCGCGCTCGGCGTCTGTCAGCTTCCGCTCCAGCCATGGGGCAGGGCGGCCCCGGCTGTCGCAGATTTCCCAATCCAAGGTCCAGCCGCCGTAGTAGTCCCCGGGGCTGGCCCAACTGGCGTAGTTCGGCCGCGTGTAGTGCGAATAGGTCACGCGCGCCACGGCCGGGATGCCGGCCACTCGGGTAGTGATTTCAATATCCATATGCGGTTATTTGTGGGCAAATCAAAGCGCGGCCTCGGCCTGCTCTATTGCCTCCATGAGGGAGGACCGATCGCCGCCCAACTCGTCCGCATACCAGCCAACGAACTCAAACAGGACGGGCGACTGGTCGTAGAGGCTGCATTGCTTGTCGTACTTGCGCCAGAGTTCATAGACCTGTTCGCCGGTCTTGCCGGCCACGGCCGCGATGGCGTTGATCTTGACCTGGAAGGCTGGGGTGGTGTTTGCAAAGTTCATGATTCCTGACTCCTTGCTGCGTGATCTTCCTGACCACGGCTCTATTGTATCCATATCTGGAAAAAGACGCAAGAGAAAACCGGCCGTGTTGCAAAAACAACAGGGGCGGTCTGCTGCTCGGCGCGCGAGGCTGCCTGCACATCTGGGTATTCATGTGCGGTTGCGTTCTCATCTCGATATTGATAGAATCTGGCATATGAAACGAGAGCCACTCTACGACTATCTCCGCCGCCGGCTGGGCGAGACGATCGGCCTCCACAACCGCATCGCCAAAGAGGCCGGCGTCCCGCAGGCCACTGTGAGCCGCATCTACTGCGGACATGGCATGCCACGCCTGGACAAGGCCGACAAGCTGCTGGCCTGGTTCGAGAAACATGACCGATCAGCAGCCCGCGCCGCACGTCGGCGCGTCGGCCGTGACGCGGACGTATGAGCATCGCCTGGATGGCCCGGCAAATGGAGGCGTACAGCCTCCAGCAGACCAAGCCCGCGCGACACAACCCGCGGCCCGCCGGTGTGATCCAGCCAGGCAGCGCAAGCGACGCAGTGCTGTCGATCTTGAGCGAGAGCCCTGGCCGGTTTTTCACCTGCGAGCAGTTGATCCGCGCCACCGGCCGCAGCCACGCCGCAGTGAGCTTCGCACTGCTGTACCTGCGCGACCAGGGGCGCATCGAGGCGTTCCCTGACGCCGCGCGCAACCCGCGCTACATGCGCTATCGCATGGCGCTGCAACGCGCCGTGCCGGAGCCGCCGGACGGCCGCGCCTGGGGTGCGATCGCGCGGCGCGCCGCCAAGGCCAGGTCGAAAAGCGTGCGGGTTTGGGTGGGTTGAGTATGAAGTTCGGACCCGGCTACCTCGACGGAGGGAAAAGGCGACTCACCACCGCCCTGCCGGAGATCCTCTTGTTTGTGGTGCATGAAGGGTGATTCATGGCTGGTGACTGGATAAAGATGCGCGTTGACCTCGGCACAAGTCCGAAGGTTGTCCGCATCGCGTCCGCATTGCGTGCGGACAGATTGCGCGTTGTCGGCGGACTGCATGCGGTCTGGTGTCTGTTTGATATGCACTCAACTGACGGACGACTGGACGGTTACACGCCGGAAGCGCTTGACGAGTTGATCGGTTTCCCAGGTTTTGCAGGCGCCATGATCGCCGTTGGGTGGCTGGAAGAAGGCGCCGACTACCTATGTGCGCCACGGTTTGGCGAGCACAACGGCCAGTCTGCCAAGCGTCGAGCGATGGAAACAGAGAGGAAGCGAGAGGCCCGCAAAGTGTCCGCATCCGATGCGGACAAAAAGCGGTCCAGAGAAGAGAAGAGAAGAGAAGATACTTCTTCACTACGTTCAGAAGTAGAAGCGCCGCGCAAGCGCGTCGCAAAGGCCGAGAAGCCGATGGCATCGGTCAACGACTTGGTGGCATTCGGCTTCACGCCAGAAGTCGCGGCCGAGTTCATTGCCTACAAAGCCGATGTGAATGCGCCTCTCACCCAGCGGGCCTGGCAAGACCACCTGGCCGAATCCAGAAAGGCCGGCATGACCCCGGTGCAGGCGGCCGAAAAGGTCATGGCCAGAAGTTGGAAGGGATTTGAGGCCAAGTACGTTGCCAACGATCGGACTATGGCCCCGGCCCAGCGCAACGAACACAAGCACGCCGCCGCTGCGCGCGCCATCTTTGACGGAGTTTTCGATGAATGACATCGCATCCCTGGCTACGCAAGCCATCCACAACAACGCCAGCCAGCCGCAGCCCAAGGCGGATAACCCGGTCATCCGAAAGCTGTTCCTGGTGCTGCACGGCTCCTACGGCAACCTGTTCACGTCGAAGTTTTCGACCGGCGAGCGGGACGCGAACGGCAAGGACAAAGGCATTCGCGCTGCGATGCTGGTGTGGGAGTCGGCTTTGTCGAAGTACCCGGCCGATGTAATCGAGACAGCCGCGATGCGCTTGACGACCGAGTGCCCGGACTTTCCGCCCAACCTTCCGCAGTTTGAGGCGATCTGCAAAGCCGTGATGCCGCGCAAGACCTACGCCGAAGAGCAGGGCCTGGTTCGATTGCCAGCCCCCGCTAAGCAGAGCATTGGCCCGGTGGAGTACGAGGTGAAGAACGATGGCAAGGATTGGGCTCGCCGAATCATGGCCAGGCACGAAGCTGGCGAAAGGCTGAACCCGACGACGCTGCGGTTTGCGCGTGAGGCGCTGAACCTTTCGACGTTCTCGTTCGCCCACTGATACCAGGATATGGATAATGCCCCCATGCGATTGCTGCAACGCCGCCCGAGAAGCCCCAGCGCACGCGATGTTCGATCCCGCGTGCCTGTACTGCGGCGCGCGCCTGATTCAGCGACTGGGAACCCTGCTCGGGCCAAAGGACGAGATCGCCGCCAGGCGCCGGCAAGTGCTGGCCGACTGGATGGCCATGGGCCATTCGGAAATCGACTTGCGCCGTTTGGCCAAGGGTCCGGTGCCATTGGCCCCCGAATCGTCGCCCGTACCGCCGAAGCGTGGGGGGGTGAGTCATGCCTGAGCGCCTGACCGTTCCGTGCTGGGAGCCTACCCAGGCGCACAAGGCTTTGACCAACCTGGTCTGGCCGCATCTCAAGGCAATGCTCGTGGCCGGCCACCGCATGGTCGTCAAGGTCGAGCAGGAAAAGCGCAGCCTGGCCGAGAACGCGATGCTCCATGCGCTGCTGACCCAGATCAGCCGGCAAGTGGAGTGGGCTGGCGCCAAGCGTGATGTCGAGACCTGGAAGCGACTGATCACTGCCGCCTGGTGCCGTGCCCGCGGTGAGCACGTCGAGATGCTGCCGGCGCTGGATGGTCATGGCGTGGACATCGTGTTCCGCCGCACCAGCCAGTTGACCAAGGCCGAGTGCGCGGAGTTGATCGACTTCGTGCAGGCCTGGGCAGCCGAGCATGGGGTGAGCACCGGCCGGGTGGACCCAGAAACTGGGGAGATCAGGACATGACCACGATCGCCGAGAAGCGCCACATGGGCCGCGTCGCCCAACTGGGCTGCGCCGTCTGCTTCCGTCTGAACTTGGGCGAGACGCCGGCCGAACTGCACCATCCCCGCCGCGGCGCCGGCATGGCCCAGCGCGCCAAGCACATGGACGTGATACCGCTGTGCCCGGAGCACCATCGCGGCCGAACCGGTGTCCATGGCCTGGGCACCAAGGGCTTCGCTGAGTTCTACGGCTTTGACGAGGCGGATCTGCTGGCCGACACAAAGCGGAGGCTGGACAATGAACCGTGATGAGGCCTACGCCCTGCGCCGCCAGTTGAAGGCCGCCGCGCCCAGGCGCCAGAAGTACGCCAACGAGCGCGTCGAGATCGACGGCCAAGCGTTCGACTCCAAGGCCGAGGCGCGCTACTGGGGCGTGCTCCAGATCCGCCTGAAGGCCGGCGAGATCCGCAACCTGCGCCGCCAGGTGCCGTTCGAGTTGGCGCCCGCGGTCGTGATCGGGGGCCGCAAGCGCCCGCCGCTGCGCTACATCGCGGACTTCGTGTGGGAGGAGGGCGGCAAGACGGTCGTCGCGGATGTGAAGGGTGCCGTGCCCGAGGCGTACCGCATCAAGCGCCACTTGATGAAGGCAGTTCACAACATCGACATCCTGGAGATTGGATCGTGAGGGAGTTGAACGACAAGCAAGCTGCGTTTGTGCGCGAGTACGTGGTTGACAAAAACGGCAAGCAGGCCGCTATCCGCGCCGGGTATTCGCCAAAGACTGCCGAGGTACAAGCGAGCCGATTGCTGAGTTATGCTAAGGTTCGCGCAGCCGTCGATGCCGCGCTGAAAGAAGTCGCCGAAAAGACCGAGACCGAGGCGGAGTGGATCAGGCGTCGCCTCAAGGAGGAAGCGACCGACTACACCGAGGCCGCCAGCCATTCGGCGCGCGTCCGTGCGCTGGAGCTGCTGGGCAAGATCAATGGCATCTTCGAGGTAGATAATCGGCAAAAGGGCGAGGCCGCCGCCTCCATGCTACAGGTTGCCTTCAAGAAGCCGGGCGATGCGGACGGTTGAGTTCCCCGAGAAGCTGCAATTCCTGTTTGAGCCGTCCCGCTACAAGGTGGCCTACGGCGGCCGGGGATCGGGCAAGTCGTGGGGGTTCGCCCGTGCGCTGATTATCCTGGCCGGCATGCGCCGCATGCGCATCCTGTGCGCGCGGGAAGTGCAGAAGAGCATCAAGGATTCGGTGCACAAGCTGCTGTCCGACCAGATCGAGGCCATGGGCCTGGCCGACAAGTTCCAGGTGCTGGAGACCGAGATCCGTGGCGCGAATGGGTCGGAGTTCCTGTTTTCTGGGTTGTCCAACCAGACGGCGGCCAACATCAAGTCATTTGAGGGCGTCGATGTGTGCTGGGTGGAAGAGGCCCAGGCTGTCACCAAGAAATCGTGGGACCTTCTGATACCGACCATCCGCAAGCCGGGCTCGGAAATCTGGGTGACTTTCAACCCAGAGCTGGACGACGACGACACGTGGGTCCGTTTCGTCGTCAACCCGCCGCCCGGTGCGGTGGTGCAGAAGATGATCTACTCGGACAACCCGTGGTTTCCTGCCGAGCTGGAGGCCGAGCGCAAACACTGCTACCTGACCGACCGCGACAACTACGACACCATCTGGGAGGGCGCCACCAAGTCCGCCGTGGACGGCGCCATCTACGCCAAGGAGGTCGAGCTTGCCACCGTCGAGCGTCGCATCCGGCCTGTTCCCTACGATCCCATGCTCAAGGTGCACGTCGTGTTCGACCTGGGCTGGAACGACGCCATGACGGTCGGGTTCTACCAGCGCCTGGGGTCTGAGCTGCGGGCGATCGACTACATCGAGGACAGTCACAAGACGCTGGACTGGTACGCGCAGGAGATCAAGGCGCGGCGCTACAAC